AAATTAATTGTATGGTTACAATTGCCATCAACATACAACTTGGCTTGTACTTGACTTTCAAGGTTTTTTAAAGTTATTGCATAATGATGCCAATATCCATCAGCAACGCTAGCCGTAGTTATACTCTGTCCTAATAATTGATCTTCAAACCCATCAGTGCCAGACTGGTAAGTTACCAAGAAAGGAACGCCATCTGAACCAGTTAATGTGACTCGAAGTCGCCCGTATCCGGTTGAGCCGGGATCATATATTGTAGTAAAAGCATCAAAAAGTACTTCTTTTTCAGTTAATGAAGTATCAAATTCTTCTTTTTTAAGAAAAAATTCAACTGTGTTACCTTCTACGCCATCTATTCTCAGATTGGAATCTCTATCTTTTGCTAAATCATAAACATTTGCAAAACCTGAGCGGTAATCACCCGATGAATTATCAATTCCTGTACCCTTGAGGCGACGACTCGTATTTGGACCACCTTTTATAAAAATATATTGTTTAGTACTTGGTACTCCATAACCATCTGTAGTACTTAATTGATTAGTCCATCCATCTGCAGAAAATGCAACATAGCCATTCCTTCGAGGGTAATCGTTTTCAAAGATGTATCTATCTAAATCCGATGAACTTAATTGAAATTGAACTTTTTCATAACGAGATCCATCATAAGGGTATGTGTTATATATCCTTTGAATAGAGTCGCCATAATACTTCTCTGCAGATCCAAATTTTGCAAAATTTTCTGGCTGTGAAAAGTCAACATGGGTTCTTAACTTATCTCGCCTTTTTAAATAAGATTCTAGATAATCAACTGATTCTGTTTCATCTGCAATCTCAATTAAGGTTCCACTTGCAATTATTGAAGCATTTATATTGCTAAATAAATCTTTTAAGCTCATACCACATTAAACCTAAACGTCTCGGGTTGCTCAACATAACTACCATTAATTAGATATACAAAATTAATTTCATATGCGTAAGCGGCCTCTAACATGCTCATATCAAAGTCAAAATAGCTTCCACTTGCATCATATGATAAACGCGTGTGATTTAAAGAACCGGTCCCAAAATCGACCACTGTTAAGCCATCATTTGCTCGGGTTATTTTATAATAAACATTATCAACTATTGAAGTCGTTATAGTGGTACTAGCTACGGTATAAATTGTTGGAGACCAATTTTTATTTCTTACAAACAATCTAAAACGAGCCGTTTCGCCTATAGAATAGTTTGTTCTCAAGTTGGCAATTTTTGATACATAACTTTGATCAAAACTATAATCTTCGCTGTCGAAAGTCTTAATATCAACACTAGATCCAGTATGGTATTCGATTCCTCCACTGTGCCAAACATCAAAAATATTGGTAATCCCTGATGAAGTATAAGCAAAAGAGCACGAATAAATTCCTGTTTCTACATGAGACGCCGTAGTGTTAATATCTCCAGCGGTAACAGTTCCGCCCCCTAACGAAAGGCCAATCTTCGACCCAGTTGGAACAGTAGACCCACTGTATAAACTGACTTCCATTTTGTCAGTTCCCACAGCGGGAATATCAGTTAGTTGTCCTCTAACTACATTATAAAGATACAATTTCATTAAATTATCAGAAGATGGAACCAATGAAGAACTTAAGAAAAAGTTTCCTCTATCATCTTGTTTACTAGAATCCCAACGCGCTTCAATAACCGGGCGCTTAAAATAATATTGAGAACCACGAGCAAAAAACTTTTTAGTAAAATAAGAGTCGGAGGCAGTTTCTAATGCATTAGTCAAATGTATGCCAACTCCATAATTTGTTTTAGATCCTAAAATATTCCCCGCGCTATCAACCCATTGTTCAACCAGAGTAGTAATATCTACTTCTAAATTTTCAAATCCAGTATCAAAGGACTGAGAAAAAGAAGAAGAGGAATCAGTGTAATAATCGCCGCCTTCTGTTATCCATTGGGTATAATTAGACCCGGAAGTAGTTGTTGTTAAATCTATATAATCCGCGTTGGTCGTCGGTGCCGTGACTGCTCCAGCTGTTACGTTTGTTATTCCAACATCAGCAGAATCCACAGTTGCAACAAATTGACTTTGAGCATCCACAATTCCTTGAAGCGTAGTGGCGTAATCCGCGGCCGTAGTAAGACCACCAGCTGATATATCAACTTCAATTTCTGTCCCATCTAGAGAAGGCGCATTAGCGGCAACACTCCCAGAAAACCAAAAATTATATCTATTTTTGTCAGTATCATATAAGCTTATATATTTACTATCATAATTGGTTTTTGTATTGGCAGTAAGGGAAGCTGTTGTAACTTGAGCTATTTTAGTATCTGATGCATAAAGCCAATTTGATTCATCTTCATCGGAATAGTTTTCCATATCCAGGCCTAGGCCTTCCTGCCAAGATTGAGATACAGCACTAGCGACCAATGTAAAATCTTTGGGAGTTGTTTGAGGGTGGCGCGCATCATACATTCTTAAAATGAAGCTTACACTCCCAGACGCTGGAATTTTTCCATCTGTCCTATCTGTTGCTATCTCACTAGTATTAAATTGAGTCAAAATTCTCGCAAGTTCTGACGAATCTGTGCTAGCTTGGGCAAAAATAGAAAAAACTTCTGATATGTCAGATTGGCCCATATTGCCACTAACGCCGCGAGTTGTTAAATTGGCTTTATAAGCATTTGTTATAGTATTATCTTGTGTTGCATAATATCTTTTAATAGCCATTACTTAATCGTTCCTATAATATCATTTTGTGGAAATTTGAGTTCAAAAATAACATTATTTGTTGGCGCTACTACGGTTCCATCAGCACTTAAAAACCGTTCAATTGTAAAAGGTGGGTCTGCATAATTATCGCCTGTGGCTATAAATAATTCCACATTCTTAACATCTAGAACTGTGCCGACATTTTTAAGAACACCAAAAACATCTGTTATTAGCAAAGGTTCTCCTATTTCAAGATGTCTATTTTGATAAAACTCTCTTAAAGCCTTGTTCGCCTCATCTAATACAAGATATTTGTTGACATCTGGCATCGCCATGGCAGTGTATCTAATACCAAAATTAGCTATCCTGGCATCCAAAAGGTCAATTGTGTCATTAATCATTTTATATTGATTCAACCACTGTTTTAGATTTTGTTTAATTGTGCTATTTGTCTTAGCTAACTTTCCTTCACTATCTTCTGATATAAGATATAAATTTAAATTTCTCTGATTATAAGAAAGCGGATCCTGTGAAATTGAAGCACGTTTTATTGAACCAAATTTGGAAGGCATATTATATACAACACTGATGTAATCTTGTTTTGTAACCGCACGATTTTGTGTAGCATAATTTGCTTTTGCTCTAATTCTTATTTCATCTGAATTTGGCAGCGTAACATCGCCAACTATTGACGCGTCATTAGAAACCTCCAACGAAGATCTAACTTCGCTTATTTGCCCAACAGATAAATTTTCTGGAGTTTTAAATCTAAAAACTCCGTTCTGTACAGTTGTAATAGTGTTTGCAGCGGTATTTACATTGTCAGATGTATTAACCCTAAAAGTAACTAATAAGCTGGTATTCGCCGGCGCCACGCCTAATTTATCAGATTTTGTTAATACACTGGGGTCGAAAGATTTATCTGTAATGTGATTTTTACCAAATACGTCTAGAATAACATTTGAAGGATCTAAATATTTTGTTTCAGTTTCTGTAGATCCTCCCCCAAATTGAATATAAGTGTTCAGTGCATCTTTCTCAACAGTGTACCGGCGGCTCACCGCAATAGGTTTCATTATGTTTTTAACAGTATCTCTATCTTCATTATTGTTGGCAACAGAAATATATATCACATTTTGAGTTAAATGATCAACCTCATAGTACCTATTGCTCTCTGAATCTTCAATTGAAAGTACTTCAGCAATATTCTGTGTTTCTAGTGTAAAACGTGGAAACTTTGAATAGGAACCGACATCAATTGTTTCAATGCCCAATTCACCAGAGATGACCAATCCCTGCGCTTTAATCGCATATTTTATTGGCGCGCCGGTCTCAGTATCGACTTGTGCTACTACACGCTCTAAAGTGCTATCAGCGAAATTTACATCTTCAATTAATGTAAAGGTAGTGTTGTTTGTTGATGAAAGAGTTGTTCCTCTTCTCACGATTGGCATATAATTTACATCCGGAGCAACAGTGCTGCTTTCAGTTGGAACTAAAATATAGAGAGTGACAACACCAAATGAAGATGGGTTTGTCTGAAGTTTATAACCCAATGTTCTTCCCAGTTTAACAACGTTATCATATTCAATGGCTGTTGACATAAAAGATTCATTTGCTTGATAATCCAAATAAAATGATAAAATATCGCCAACATAAGCCACTGTATCGATTAACATAGCTCCAAAAGAAGGTTGCGAAAAATCCTTAATATATTCCGGGTAGTATCTTTTAGCATAAGAAATTAACTCTTCTCTAATTGAAGTAAAATCTCTACCAGTGTAGTTTATAGATGGCTTTTTTGAATCTATTGACATGTGATTATAATCCTATTGTAATATCTTCTATAAATAGAGTGTCGTGTATGTTTAAATTGGTTATAGTGTAATTAATTTCAATGCTCAAAATGTGTGCTTCCATCGCCGCATTCAATATTACATTTTTGTTTGGAGCAACAAAATTAACGTCTACAATATTAACAATCGGTAGATAAAGTGATACTTGTTCGTTTAATTTTGCCTTAAAAGTGCGATAAAGTCCCTGAGTAAAATTTTCAAATAAATAATTGCGCGCACCCACTCCAAAAAGAGGATTCATGACGCGCTCGCCAGGCGATGTTAATACAATCATTTTTAAACTTTGCTTTGTGTTTTCTTTAAGATTTTGGGTTAATGCATAAAATCCATCCTTCGAAGATGGTATCAAAGGTATTTTCGGTGTAAATCCTGGCATGCTATAATTATTTTCCTTTTATAAATTATTGTTATTTCTATTAATTTTAATCTAGATATCTTTTGCCGGCGATCACTGATCGACCGGCGGTGGTACCCCTGTCGGTGGCTTGCCCTCCTCGATGGCCTCTGCGTGATCTGCGCCTGCCTTTTGGGTCGCGGTAGATGCTTTGGCTTTTGACTCCAGATCCAAAGCTTTTGTTTGATTATCATAACAATCGCCTATCACTATATTAGAATCCCAACTTTTATTAATTATTGCTTTAGACTGATATATTAAATTAACTGTATGGCATTTTGTTGATTTTAAAAGATTGATTACATCCGCGCCGAGGGTTCCTTCTGTTATTCCTTCTATCATGTAGGGAGCCAAAGCGCTGAAAAAATCTCCTTTTAGAAAATTCTTAACTACATCGTGAAACATCCAACCTAAACCATCACGTATTCTATAAACCTGTTCACCCCCAACCTCAGCCAATCCAGTGAGAGAAGAGACCTCTTGAACCTGCGGGACACCGGAGCCCTGTGTGTTCCAGCCAATTAATGCGCCGGCGATGGCGCCGTCCGGACCAAGTGGATTTCCCGCCAAATCTATCGGCCAGCCGTTCAGTGGATATGGCGTATCAAGCACAGAGTTCCACAAATAGAGCGGAGTTTCCATCCACACCGGGATGTTTCCTTTATATAAAAATTCTAAAAGCGCGTGGTGCCAATTAAAGGTTGAACCGACCGGTGATCCCATGAAGTCCTGGCTCCAGATTTGTTCTAGTAGGTCTAAAATATCAAATTTGTGTTCTAATATAGGTATTACTACTAGCGCGGGGGGAGATGGATCAACATTTTCGAAATTATAATTAATTAATTTTTCTTTTAGCATTGTCGTGTATATATCTTTATTCCATATCACTTCATCTGGCTGCTGGAAGCCCTGGTCCCCGGGGACAGCTGCCTCTTCCAACTGTTGTTTTGTTGGTTCTGTAATCTTGTAAAATATATTAATAAGAATTTCTTCTTGAATTGGAGTTGTCGCAATAAATTCTGCTGGGATAACCAAAGATAACCTTCTTCCTCTAGCTGCTTTCTTAAAAACAGCTTTCGGCCCTCTCTTGCTTAACTCATTTCGTAACGAGAAGACCTGGTTCTCATTATAATCCGGAGGACCGAGCTGATGCTCAAGGGCCGGAACTGACGGGGCGGCATTTACACCATCTGAACCACCCATCACATAGTATTTATGCGGTTTCAGATCCCAGCCTTGTGTTATTCCATTACGATAGGCTGGCATATAATAATATTTTACAAAATCACGATGGCTTATTTTACC